CTTGCCTAACAGAATTCTTCGCGAAGGAATACTGACCAGCCAACGGGTAAACCGTCTTGGCTGGGCAGAGGAGGTCTTCTACAGACGCTTGATGTCTGTGGTTGACGACTATGGGCGGTACTACGCAGATCACGGAATGCTCCGTGCGGCGTGCTACCCGAGACAGCTAAACAAGGTTTCCGACTCGGACGTAGGTAAGTGGCTGCGCGCTTGTGCAGACGCGGATCTTGTAAGGGTGTACCCGGCAGAGGACGGGGAGAGCTACCTTGAATTGCTGAATTTCGGCCAGCAAGTGCGCGCGAAAAAGAGCAAGTTCCCGGACATGCGCAGCACTTGCGCAGCAGATGCTAAGCAGCCGACAGCAAATGCGCTCGTAGACGTATGCGTAGACGTAGGCGTAGACGAGTTCGATAGCGCGGCTGAAGCCGCTTTGCGCGCGCCGCCCTCTTGCCCGCATGGTGAGTTGATAAACGCATTTGCCGAGCATCTGCCAATGCTGCCGCAACCAAAGCCCGAACTATGGCGCGGGACGAGGGAGAGGCACATGCGCGATAGGTGGCGTTGGGTGTTATCGGCAGAGTCCGCGCGTGGCAAGCGGTACGCCAACACGCCAGACGAAGCTGTGGACTTCTTTCGTCGCTTCTTCGGGCACGTTGCCAAGTCGGATTTTCTGACTGGCCGCAACGGGAAGTGGACTGGTTGCACGCTGGCATGGCTCATGGAGGAAGCCAACTTCGCCAAGGTGATGGAAGGCAACTTCGACAACGACGAAAGGGCTGCGGCATGAACGCCCGACTGCCTATCCATGCCCAACTGGCAAGCCTTGAGTCCGAGGCGTCGATTCTGTCGGCTTTGCTGCTGGACAACTCAGCTTTTGACCGGGTGAGCGACAGGTTAAGGCCCGAGCATTTCACGTCAGACACCTACCGCGAAATCTTCACCGAAGTAGCCCGTCAGTTGTCGGGCGGCAAGAGCTGCGACGTGGTGACGGTGTTTCAGGCCATGGGCGGCAAGGTTGAGTTGTCGGAGCTGAACGACATCGCGCAGTACGTGCCCAGCACAGCCAACCTGGGCCGGTATGCCGACATCCTGATCGAGCGCCACCAAAGCCGCAGATTGGCCGCTGTGAGCGCGGAAATCTACGAGCTGGCCCACGACAGCCATCGCGGCATTGCCGAGCGCGTGGAGGCTGCGCAAGGCCAATTGGGCAAGCTGCTTGACGACGCTCCCCGCGACGAATGGATCGGCGCTTACGAAGGGATGATGCACCACGCGGCAGTGCTGGAAGACCGCGCAGAGGGGCGCATCCATTCCTGGGCGACCGGGCTGGCAGACCTTGACGAATACCTCGAAGGCGGCTTGCGACCGGGTGGGCTTTACATCGTCGGGGCGCGCCCCAGCATGGGTAAGACCGCCCTGGGCATGACGCTGGGCCTGCACATGGCTGCGGACTACTCCGTTGGCATGCTGAGCATGGAAATGCCCCACCGTGAGCTGCGCGACAGAATGACCGCCATGCTGGGGCGCGTGCCGCTTTCCAGCGTTATCCGACCAACCAAGGGCGACGGGTTGGCCTGGGATCGTGTGATTGACGGCACCGAGCGCGCAAAGCTGCTGAACTTCCGCGTGTCCGACCAAGGTGGTTTGAACATCAATCAAGTCCGCGCGAAGGCAAGAAACCTCAAGCGCCTGCATGGCCTGAACGTTCTGATCGTGGACTACATCGGCCTGATGAACGGGCTGGATTCCAAGCAGCCGCGCGCCTACCAACTTGAGGAAATCAGCCGAGGCTTGAAGACGCTGGCGAAGGAATTGGACATCGCCGTTGTCTGTCTCGCGCAGGTTAACCGGAAGGTGGAAGAGCGCATAGACGCCACTCCCGCGCTGTCAGACCTGCGCGACTCGGGCGCTATCGAGCAAGACGCGGACGTGGTGATGTTCGTACACCGCCCGATTCAGTCGAAGCCCGACCTGGGCGATGAATGGACGCACTACGCGAAGGTTGCCAAGAACCGGCAAGGCCGATGCGGCTATCTCAGCCTGTTCTACCAGGGCGACCAAACGCGATTCGATAACTGGGGTGGAGAGTCGCCGAGAGCCGTCAACGCAAGTCCTGCACGGCGCGGCTTCAGTGCAACTGCTGACGAGGGGTTCTGATGCTTAACGATTTTGATAAAGCCAAGGCTGGTGCTTGGGAGGCTCATCGCCAAGAGTTCACATGCGATTGTTTGTTCACAACACTGCGGAAGCGAACGATTGCCAACGGGTCAATTCAGTTTGTTCGCCAGTGCTTGACGTGCGGCAGGTCGGTTGGAAATCCAGAGAGGCAAACGCCGGAGCTAGCAGCAGTTGCTACGCCATGGGATCAAGCCATTCTTGATAAATATGAAGCGCGGCGTTCATCGTCTTCTGAAGAGATCAAGAAGAAATATGACAGAGCTGCGTTTTTCCGGTCATACGACCAATATCTGGCGAGCCCCGAATGGCTTGAAAAGCGTGGGCTCGTGTTGAGAAGAGCCAACAGTCAGTGCGAGGGTTGCGGCGTGCAGCCAGCAGAAGAGGTTCACCACTTGACCTATGAGCATGTTGGGAACGAGTTCTTGTTCGAGCTTGTTGCCCTATGCCATTGCTGTCATGAGCGCATACATGGCGACAAGTGACATGCGACGAGCACGCCGAATGGATCGCCCACAAAGCCCGTCAGCCCGGCTGGTGGCAATGGGCACGGGACTACGCCCGCGAGTGCGAAGCCTGCGATTCGGGCCAATGGGCCGGGATCGTGAGCAAGGTACGCGCGCTGCTGGGCGACTTCCGGCCATCACCCGAGGAAGCGAAGGAATGGCACATCGATTTGAGCCTGGAAGAGCGCATTGCGCTGGCAGCGCAGGAAAGACAAGGACTGAGGAAAGCAAGGGATGAATACGGATCTGTGGAAGAAAATCGAAAGCCGATGCGAGGAAGTAGGCGACTGCCTTGAGTGGCAAGGCCACATTTCGGCTGGCGGATCGCCGCGCATGTACCACGACGGCAAGACGCAATCGGCTCGAAAGCTGGTGCTGCAAGCCCACGGTAAGCCCAGCGAAGTACCGCCCAAGCACAAGCTGGTTTGCACCTGCGAAAACCATCGTTGTGTAAACGCGGATCACATCGCCATCGTGCCATTGGCGAAGTTCGTGCGTGAGCGCCTGGTGGCGAACACCAATCACCAGATTCGCGCGGCCAAGATTGCCAAGGCCCGGCGAAAAAGCGCCAAGCTGACCGCCGATGACGTGGACCGCCGATGACGTGGCTGCCATTCGCGCCAGCGATGAAGCCGACCACATCCTTGCTGAGCGGTATGGGGTGAGCCGGGCCTACGTCAGCAGCATTCAGTTGCATCGCCGCTGGCGGGATCACACGATCAGCCCGTGGGCAGGGATGGGTGCGCGATGAACTGCCCCAAGTGCCAAAAACCCATGAAACGCGGCTCCGTCGCTGACATGCGCTGGAGGAAAGGCTACGTGTACCGCCGCCGTGAATGCGGGTACTGCGGGCATCGGGTGACAACCAAAGAGCAGATTGTGCAGGGGAAAGACGATGGCAGGTAACCGCGCCAGGGAGGCCCAATGATCCTGCTTGGAATTGACCCCGGCATGAACACCGGCGCTGCCGAATACCGCGACGGGGTGCTGGTGGCATTGGCGACGATCCATCCGCATCGCATCGGCGCGATGCTTGAAGCGGTAGTCCCGGCGCTGGTGGTGTTCGAGGACAGCCGTCTTCAATCACACGTCTGGACGCGGGCGAAAACCCATGCGGCAGTGGCGAAGATTGGCCGCAACGTTGGCATGGTGGATGCCTGGTGCCATCTGATCGAGGCCGAATGCGCCAGGCTCGAAATCGAGTGTATCGGCGTGAGCCCGAAGGAAAAGGGCGGGAAGCTGGATGCTGAGGCATTCGCAACCGTCACGGGCTGGGCCGGCCGCACGAATGAGCACGAGCGGGATAGCGCGATGGTGGCGTGGCCGTATCGGAGGGCGCATGCAGTCAAAGGGTAAGCGCGCACAAACAAAAGCCGAGCGGGCATGGGTTGCCCGCGTGGCCGCACTGCCGTGCGTGGTGTGCGGAGCGGCGCCGGTAGAGGTGCATGAATTTGAGCAGGGGCAGTGGTTCACGGCGGTTCCGCTGTGTCCAGAGCATCACCGAGGCCGGCACGGATGGCATGGCGACCGGCTGGCCTGGAAGCTGGCGCGGATCGACAAGGACGAGGCCATCAACCGCACGGTGGGTGCGGTGTGGGAGGCTGCCAATGTCTGAATTGGTGGCCCCTTTCCCGTACTTTGGAGGCAAGTCTCGCGCTGCCGATCAGGTGTGGCAAGCGTTTGGCGAAGTCGAGAACTACGTCGAGCCCTTTGCCGGCAGTGCTGCAATGCTGCTGGCTGCGCCCGATGGTAAGCGGGTTGAAACCATCAACGATTTCGACGGTTTCATCGCAAATTTCTGGCGAGCTGTCGCGCACGATGCGGATGCCGTTGCGTATCACGCTGACTGGCCGTGCAACGAAAACGACCTGTTCGCCCGTCACTCATGGCTGGTGCGCCAGCGCGAAAACATGACCGAGCGCCTGAATGCCGATCCCGATTGGTACGACGCGAAGATCGCGGGCTGGTGGTGCTGGGGGGCTTGCAACTGGATTGGCAGCGGCTGGTGCAGCGGCACGGGGCCATGGGTACACGATGGCGAGCGATTGGTGAAAAGCGACGCCGGGCAGGGCATCAATCGGCAGCTCCCGCATTTGGGCGACGCCGGGCGGGGCATCAATCGGAAGCTCCCGCATTTGGGCAACGCCGGGAAGGGCATCAATCGGAAGCTCCCGCATTTGAGCGCCGGGCGGGGCGAGCATCCGCGCACCGCATTTATCCGCGATTGGATGCGCGCGCTACAGGAGCGGATGCGCGATGTGCGCGTGACGTGTGGGGATTGGAGACGGGTTGTCAAAGATTCCGTCACCACGCGACACGGCGTGACTGGCCTTTTTCTTGATCCGCCCTATGAGAAGGGCGCGATGGATTACGGCAACGGCGGGATGGGGCTGGGCATTGCCGACGATGTGCGTGCTTGGTGCGATGAAAACGGCGGCAACCGCAAGCTGCGGATCGTGCTTTGCGGCCACGCTGGCGAACACGACGCCTTGTTGGATCACGGTTGGCATATCCGCAAATGGACGGCCCGCAAAGGCTATGCACTGACCGACGA